ACTGGTAGGCATGGCTGTCGGCGTAGTTCCTCTGCCTCGTCCACTGCCAAACGTTAACTACAACTTCCAGATCATGTCTGCTGAAGGTCTGCAAATCACCGCAGACGATCAGGGGCTCTCTGGCGTTGTCTACGGCGCAGTTCTGGCATAAGGGGTCATCATGGCTAAATACGAAGTGATTCGCCCCTGGAGCGGCGTTAAGCGTGGCGACGTGGTGGAGTTAAAAGAGCTACACCCCGCGCTGAAATCCAACGTCCGTCTGATGCAGGGTGAGGCTGGCGGCCAGTTAACTCCAGCGACACCAGAAGGCGGTACCGGTGAAAAATCTCGCAAAGAGGTTATCCAGGAGCGCCTGACTGAGCTGGGCATTGAGTTCAAAGGCAATCTGGGGGCCGAAAAGCTGTCTGAGTTACTGCCGGAAGGTGAACTCGAAAAGCTGTTCCCCGCCGAATAACAGCCGCCTCTAAGGCGGTTTTTTTATGCCCTCTCCGGAGGGCTGTCAGAGGCTCGCATGATCACCACAGAACAGGCCAAGGAATATCTGAAGTCAGTCGGTATCACGCTGCCTGATTTCATCTTAGAGGCGCTCGTAGAGCAGGCCAACAGCATTCAGGAATGCCTTGATGCACATTACTCACCGGCTACCGCGCTGCTGATTCAGTCCTACCTGCTGGGAATGATGGCGCTGGGGCATGGTGACAAGTACGTGTCTAGTCATACCGCGCCAAGCGGGGCATCAGAATCATTCCGCTATCAGTCCTTTGCTGACCGCTGGAAGGGTTCGTTAAATCTGCTGCGCGGTATTGATAAGTACGGCTGCGCTACTGCCCTGATTCCTGCCGACCCGACAGCGGCGCCTGCATTCGCTGGTATCTGGATCGGGAAGGGCGGATGCATGTGCGGAGATAAGTGATGACGTGGACATCCGTAAGCGTCCGGCTGCCGCGTTCGTTCACCCGCGTCTGGGTGCTGACCAATACCGGGCGGGAGACCACCGGCTACGTTAAATCGGACGGCGAGTGGTTCATTAACTGCCCGCGCATCCGGGCAACTGGCGCGAAGGTGCTGCGCTGGAAGGAGGGCTGATGTCGGCAACGGCTAACTGGTCTTGCACGGCCACGGCAACTATCTGGCGCAAGCTGGAAGGCGCTGACGAATACGGCGATCCGCTGGGCTATGCGCCTCCTGAGCAAATCCCCTGTGATTACGAGGGCGGGCTCAGCAAACGCATTGGTAGTATCGGGGCAGAAATAGTAGTTAAGAATACCGTCTGGAGCGAGTATGCGCTGGCGGCCGCGGGTGATTATCTGCTGATTGGCGTTTCGACCGAGGCCGATCCGGTTGCAGCTGGCGCTGATGAGGTGCGGCAGGTCATCCGCTACGCTGACACATTCGACCGAGTGGCGGACGATTATGCAATTTTGACTGGAGTCTGATATGGCCGGGAAAGTAAGAGGCATCACTCAGGCGAAAGCCAACCTCCACAAGATCATCAATGACGTGCAGGGGCGAAAGGTTGTCAGGGCCATCCAGTCAGCGCTAATCATCGGTAGCTCCCAAGCAGCGCTTTATACGCCTATCGACACTTCCACGCTGCTGAATAGCCAGTTTCGTGAGATGGACGCCAACGGTACGAGGGTTACTGGAAGAGTGGGTTACTCGGCTAATTACGCGGTGTACGTGCATGATCCAAGCGTGCCGCAGACTTTCCGTCGGTCGACTGCACGAAAAGAGTTCCTGACTAAAGGTTTTGAGGATATGCGCAGTCAGATCGATGCGGTGATTAAGAAGGAGTTATCCCTGTGACCCCTCCGATGTATAAGCGTTTTCGCAACGTTATCGTTGATGCCGGACTCACTACAGGCTACATCGTTCAGTCTCTTTTGTGGTCTGATTCCGGGAAACTTGCCGATCGGTTCATTGTGTTCCGCCCAAATGGAGGGACGGCGATAGACCGCGACATGGCGGCTGATTATTACGTCCTTGTTGACCTTATCACGGGTAAGTCTCTTGGCGACAAATCAAAAGCTGAGGATGACGTTCAGGCCATCATCGACTATGTGAAAGCCAACCCGATGACAAATCGCTGCCTTGGGCAAATCTCAAATATGGGCGGCATACCATCTCCTGTAATGACTACCGAAGGGCGCATGGTGTGGCGCCTGCAATTTGCCTGTCTGTTTGGCGGATAGCTCAAAATCAACATCACACAAGGTCGCCCGGAGCGGCCTTTTTTATTATCAGAAGTGAGGTAAGCAACGATGCAAGGCTGCTCCAATAACGAACAACTAATTGGTCGCGCGAAGACGCTGGAACTGGCGTATGGAT